AACCTTCAGTTTATCTCCACCAAGGTAGTAACTACCAGTATCGTTTAGTACTGTGGTACCTGCTTCAGCAATACCAAGAATCCTTAACTTACATTCCGTTGCAGTGCCTCTGTTGACATAAACAAAAATATCTGATTGAATTATAGTACCAGGATCCCAATCTTCGACGATTCCATTTTTACTACGTGTACACTCTATGAACTGGTTTAGGGACTTCTCTTTATACTGGACTTGCTCTGCATCATTGATTCTAATGGTACCATTCCTTTCAGGCCATCCTATCGTCGAGTCAACGGTGATAATTTGACCAGTTGTTGAAAGAGGCTCAACAAGACGAGTTTTGTAAGGAATAATGAAATTCCCAACCAATGTTTCTTCCGAGATAGCCAATTCATAGATTGTATCGGTACCTTCGATGATTGTAATGACATTTTCTATTAAAGCAGAAGCAGCAGTAACACTACCATCAACCTCATCAGCATATTGGTTAACCTGAGAGTCTATTAGATTTGCAGCATCACCTTCTATTAACTCTGCACGTAAAATAGTGTCTACAACCCAAGTTGCATGAGATGGACTGATAATCTCATCTTTAGGATAGTAAAGATCAACATCTTCACCAAATAAGATTTTAAAGAGATATTGTGATGCTAACTCAGTACCTTTAGAGATATAGAAGTCAGTAATATTTTTAATGACCTGTACAGGGTTAACCTTACCAAAATCGATATCTAAGGTTGGTAGATATTGTCTTCTAAACTTATCAAAAACTTCTTTAATGAATAAAGAGTCAAGGTTGGTAACAGCAGCTCCAGCAACGTGATTTGACTGTCTTAAAGCTGCTTCTCCAGCATATATCTCATTATGGAGGTTATCGTAAGCAACAGGTCCAGAAACGCCTCTAGAGCACCCTAGGAAGGCACTAGAAGCGTATCCTGATCCATACTCTTGTATATCGAATCCTGTTACTTGATCAAACCCAACATCTACAGATGCTCTCGCTGCTTTTGGTTCTGCGATGTATATTTTAGGAGGTTCTGATTCTGAGTAACCAGATCCAAAATTAGTAATATTAATATCAGTAATTTCACCATTAAAGATAGTAGCAGCAGCTTCTGCTCCTGTACCTCCTATAGGTTCTCCATATCCGTCTTTTCTGTCATCTACAATATAAACTGAAGGTGCATCGGTATAACCCATTCCACCAGTCAACATTTCGATATTTGTAACTGATCCAGATGCTACAGTCACATCAAGGACTTGAGCACCGATAGGATTAACAATTGCCACACGAGGAGGAGTAACATACCCTCTACCACGATTGGTAATTTGTATTTCGTATACTTGACCGTCTTGGTTGATTTTGGATATTGCAGCAGCGTTAATACCACCATCAGGAGCGTCGTCGATGTAAACAATAGGAGGATTACTATATCCACTACCCATAGTGTCAACAGTAATGGTGCCTATGTTAACTCTACCTTCAGAGTCAATAGTAGGAGGACTAATGGTTGCACCACCAGGATTCTTGAATGATATAGCAGGAATGAAGTCATATCCACTACCACTATTAGTAATAGACAAACTATCAACCATTCCAGTCTCATCATTGACTGTAAGTGATAATTTTGCTGCAGTACCGTTAGTATTGCTAGGTCCGACAACAACAGGGATGGGTGGGTTATATGTTGAGTAACCTTGACCACCATCGATCAAATTGATGTCTTTAATCCCTCCGATTAGAGATCTGGCAGTCGATCCAGTTCCAGTTTTACTGGTAATGGTAACTTTAGGTGCAAAATCGATTCTATACTTAGATCCACCAGTTTTAGGGATCAGAGACTCAATTGTGCCATCATCAGCAACCTTAGCAATTGCTGAGGCTCCAGATCCATAAGAAGGAGCATTATATTCAACAGACCTAATATGAATATCGTCAGCAGCTCCAATTTCATTTTTGAAAACAACCCGATCTTCAAAAAGGGTAAAATCTTCATATGGTACCTGTAATCTATTATTTTTCTTAATTATTAGACCAACAGAAGATGTTGGAGTGTAGGATTGTGTATTAATCCTTAAAGGGTAGTATTTTGTGTTTTGCCATTCCTGATAAGGGATAGCATCCGCAGTTTTAATGATCTGATCCGAATATCCAACCAAATAAGTGATTGAAGTGAATTCTGAGTTGTCAGCTCCAATTTGATCTCTAGGAGGAGTAGCAAAACGTATATTAAGACCTTCAACGAAGTAATCTACGTTTGGCACCATCATTACATTGTAAGCAATCACAATCAAGTGCTCTGCTGAAGGAGGAGCGACTGGAGTGCCTAAAAAACTTAATGGGAAGGTAGTTTCAACTCCATCAAAGAGTTGGAATGGGTTTTCTAGCTGCTGTTTCTTCTTATTAAACTGATCGTATGAAATACCTGGTGTAATAATAACATCAGGACCACGAGTAACCTTTTCATAGTAGATTACTTCATTATCAATCATTATGGAGCCATTTTGCTCCTGAAATCCATCTATACCCTCAATTTCAATCTTATTATCGTACACACCGATATCCTTGAGCAATGCAGTTGCACTATCAAGTTGCTCAGAGGTATAACTATCCAGATCAAGATATCTCAATAAATTATTGAGTATATCGTAAGGTCTACCTGTTTTTTCCTGAGACTTATAATATTCAAACAAGAAATTGACTAATTGTCTATCTTCTTGTCGAATGAACTCAGGTAACTGATTCTCGACTCTATCAGAGACGTTGATATTCTTTGTAATCGGCATCTATCTTAGAAACAGGATTCGCTAACTGGATATGTGAAGGTATCCGTTGGGTAGTCAATGATATTTATGCCAGTTACGTCACCGAAATTATAACCATTAAAGTTATTCGGATCAAACGTTGGAATGGCGATATCATTGATTGTGTAGTCAATTGGATTGACTGCGGGGTTGAATATTGTAGGATCGACTCCTGGTGGAATCGTTATAGATCCTCCAGCAGGTAATACTTGTATTGGTAGTCTTGTAGTGTCATCTGGAGTGCCCTGAATCGCTACAGGACCAACACATACTTGACCAGTTGCATAATCTACGCTTCCTACGGAAGGATTGAGAGTCAATTCAGTCTCATCTCTGGTTGTAACCAAAAGTAGGTTACCTTGACCATCATCTCTTATATTTACAGGTACCAAGACCTGATTAGTTTGATTTGTTGACAAACCAGGAGATGCAATAGCAGCAGAAGTTGCTCCATCAGTCAAAGTTAGGTTAACCAAGTCTTCTGTATAACCAGTAGCATAAAATGTGCCTGATTTTACTACAGAGAAGGTTGGTTTACACTTATTCCCATCACCATCACCTGATCCATCGCCACCATCGCCACCATCGCCACTTGGAGTGCCAGAATAGTTAGATGGATCATAAAGTGGGTTACCAAAGTCTAAACATTGAGTAAATACACTACCAAAAGTGAATTTATCAAGATTTTGACCTAAAGTCATCTGAGTAACGTTACCAGAAATGCTAGTATCCGCTTGATCAACCATAGATCCAAATTTAGATCCGTCGATACGTCCACCAAACCTATTTGTTTGACCATTCTTGTTAAATTGGTCAATTCCTTGTAAAACTTTAGTGCCAAGTTGTGATCCAGTTAAACCAGTGTCATTTCCGTTATAATAAACGTAAGATTTAGGAATAATGTAGTAAGATGTTGGGTCAATGATGACTGGCTCAATAGAAGCGACTGAATATTTCTTCAAATCGTTTTTTATCTTCTGTTTTGTAGTCTCATTGAGTTTATTTCCTGTTTTTGGTCGAATTGCGACGTAAACTTTACCATAAATCGGTGGAGATAACTTCTCACCACCAAAAGCAGTTACAGATGCTGCTTGAGGGTAGATTTCGGAGACTATATGCTCATAATCATTCTCAGTTACTGCTCTATTCTGTGTTGCATACGCTCTAGGTGCTCTAAACTTGACTGAGAGAGGTGTTTCACGATCTTCACCGTCCTGAGCAGAGTCTTTAGTGGTTAATGTAATAGAATTTGGTGAAATAACTCTTAAATCACTGTCTATTACGTTACCAATGAAGTCAAAACCCTTTGCACCGTTAGCTTCTACCCCATCTGTTGACACATATGTGATAGTAATGTATTCTCCATCAATTAATTTACGTCCAATAGACCCATCTCCGAAAACAAGACGATATCTCATGTCATCAGTCTCTTCCAGATAGTAAATTCTGGTAGTACTATCGGAATTTGTGACGTTTGTAGCAGGACTATAGGTATCTGTCTCTGAGGATTGAGCAGTTGGAGAGATATCTACTGTCAAAAGACCTGTATCTACGTTTTCATCAGGAATAACGTAGTCTTGCTTCTTAGTATAGTCAACTGTGTAGTTATACGTTAGTAGATTTCCCTGATATACCAACACATTATCAAAAACTGCTTGTCCAGTAGCACTATCAACAGCCACCTTGATGTCCTGTGTCAATGCAAAGGTATAAGAAGCATTATCATTGTCTGCAACAAAGACATCACCCTTCTTTAAGGTGGCAAATTCTGGGAAAGTGGTGCCATTTAAACTTGTTGTAGTTTGTGCGATCATCTTCACACATGCTCTAGGTGCCTTAACCGACCTAGGAGTGTAATTTAACTGCTTTGCTATCCTTACAATGTTATCTCTAACCGTTGCAGTCTCCAAAAATGCTTCGTTTAACGCCATGTTAGCGTTAAAAGCAGTATAATATGTGTTGTATGCTAGTATATCAATCAGATATGACGCAGAACTACCTTCAAAATCGTAATCTGAGAACTCTTTTCTTGTCCTTAGATACGACCTAATGGATTCTTTGATCTCAAAGAAGTCTAAAGACGTTAATTGTGATGGAATTGCTGACATTTTATGCTTTCTCTAAGAGAAAATCGACGTTTTGTACTAATTGCTCTCCAACAATAGTGTAATCTATCGATATCTGGACTGAATTTATATCGGAATCATCACGAACTCTTACCCCAGTGACTTGAATTCTTGGTTCTAGTCTAGATAGGCAGTTATATATCTCACCTTTCATAGAATCCACTGAGAATGGATCCCATGGTTCAAATAAAAGCATCCTTACTTGAGAACCAATCTTCTCTTGGAAAGGACGTTCACCAAATTGAGTCAGAAGAAGATTTCTAACTGACTGTTTTATAGCATTTTCATTTTTGACCACGCCAAAATCGCCAGTAGAGGGGTTAGCGTTAAAAGAAACTGCTAAATCCTTGAATCCCCTACTGACGTATTTCTCAGATCTGAATCTGTATGAAGGCATGTCCTATACTTTTAAGATATTTATCACTATATCTTTTATTTATAGGGTTTCCCGACTATTTTCCTTGACCCCTATACTTCTTCCTTCTTGCATTACGAGAAGTAGCACTCAATTTTGTGTTTTTTGAGTTACCTTGACTTGTTCTTTTTGCTGGAGGAGCTTGATAGTCACCGTTTTGGGTGTATAATGCCATTTTTGGTTAATAAACTACTATGATGATAGCACAGATGGGTGCCCCCAGTCAATAACAGATGAACAAGGGTAACTAAATCCCGAAAATCCAACTCCTAGAGGGTCTAGTATCCTTGCAATAGGTAATTTTAGAGCAAAAACTGTAACAGTAGTTGCCATAAGAATTCTAGTATGTCCTACACCACCACCATCTTCGATTGTAAGGGTGCTACAAGGGATTGGAGTGGGCGTTGGACAGGTTGACTTACCACAAGGACACATGTACACAATAATATTAGTACATACTGCTATGTGTGGTGTAAATGTATCACCATGCAACATGATAGGAATACGATTTACCTGCACAGTTGCCCTATATGGGGTTACAGGAAATATAGGAGTTAGTGGTTGTGGAGGCCACCAACAAGTATACTCTTTAATTGTAATAGAATATGGTATTGGTGTACTACCACAGGACTGCACAGAGTGTACAGTAGACGGTAGACACAATCCATGACCACTACAAGGTAGTCCATTCAGGGATGATACTGGTAAGAGATATCCAAATGCCATATTATAACCTCTTAGGGAATATAGTGTCGTTTAGTACAGTGCCATCTACCCAAGAATCATCCTCATTACATTCATCAAAGAATGGGTTTCCATAATTACGCAATGATCTTCCCAATGCTATAACTCCACCAGTTAACCAATTTCTAACAGTCATTCTCCCATTGTAAGCACCGAGTTGTAATCTAGCAGTAGATCCAGATCCTGTCATACGTTTAGGATTGACAGCAATTGAAGCATCAAGTACTCTATCTAATGCTGCACAAGAATCATACAACTCTGTAGTGTTACAGTAGGTCTGACCTGCTATACCATTACCATCAGCATCATAACCGCAGTAAACAGTAAGAGGTCCGTCCGATGCGTTAACTCCTCTGACGTATGTATCCCAACATTCATTAGGTGGTACACTGTTGACACATGGTGTTACGGTTATAGCAGTATAATCTACAGAATGAGGAGTACCTGCTGGATCTCCTTCCGTAGGGTGACCTAACCATGTTTGCACTGCTTGACTACTTGTGATATTCTGACCCGACCACATCTGTAACTGTTCCAGTTCTGTATAGTTAGATCTATTGTAGTCGTAAGTGTTTTCATCTAACCCCACAGGAACAAAGACCATGTTAGTGGGGTCTCCAGGATCACGATAACATCTACCGTCAATACTACTTCTCTTACACTTCCATGTCTTCTCACCTGCATTGGTTGTTATGTCTCTCTTTTCTTGGAGGAAAGGCACAGGCATATTTTGTAACCAATCCATGAATGCTGGTCCTTGACTACCACTCACATATCCCTCTATCTCCATTGATACTCTAAATGTTGCTTCCTTCTGTTGTGAAGCGCAATACTTATAAGGTAACCATCCAAATGCTTTTCTCTCACCCTCCTCGTTAGCATCCAAGTAAGCGCAAGGCATATCAAACCATCTAGTAATATTATACAACCTAGGTTGTGCTACCTCAATACACTCCTTCTTACCAAAAGGACCATAGAGATGAGACATCTGCTCACTATATGCATCTGCTTGTGCAATTGCATCTTGCGCTTTAGCAAAGTTACCGTCTTGGAATGACTTAACACCATCATCCATTGCGGAGACATACTGGAAAGTCTGGTTATCTGGCATAGTTGCTTTCAAATTTGCCCTAGCATTAATCTCAATACATTCAGGTGGTAGATTAAAACATAATAATGTAACATCATCATCTATACCGTCTGCTGCTGCACGGATGTAACTATCTGGTACCTCAACATACACCTGAGTAGCACTGTTAGTTGGCATATCTTTATTATAGTCCATCGATTCCGTAACTAGTTTTCTAACCTCGGATCCACCCTGATCTATAGTTGCAGATAAAGGCTCCACAGTCCACGGTTTACTCTCTACACGTGCAGAATTAAAACCAACGTCCTCACTAGAGAAACTATGATCCCAAGCATCCTCCATCTTTGCATTAGTTTCTTTTAACTGCTTTCCTCCTGCTTGGAAGTTACCGTCCTGATCTTCTACACCTTCAAACTTAATTTTATCAGGATCTACTACGTGCACTATAGGATTGTTTGCTTGACTATATCCAGACCCACCATCAATAACACGCACTGATTTTATAGTGCCCAACTCATCCAATTCAGTTATCTCTACCTCTGCTGTCTTAAGAGTGTATATGTCACTATTCTTATCCTCTGTTACTAGATTACCAGTTGAAGACTTCCATTTTCGTGCATGGGACTTCATATCCCTTGTAGTGTATGCTCTATCTTCCTGAGTTTCAGGTACAAATGCTTTTTCATAATCAGGATCCATTCCTAATTTATCGTGCATAAACTCTGCACTATCATTAGGGGAGAATTCATCTAGACCCTGCGGATCCATTACTTTTATTAAAGGGGAAACGTATCCTCTACCACCATTAATGATTACGATCTGTAGTATACTACCATCATCTCCCACTACTGCCTCTAACTTTGCCTCATCCATATTGCGATGTGGTATAAGTGCTTTAGGATCTATCTCTACTTTCCAATAGGAGATCTTCTTAGGGAATTCATATGTGCCACAGAATGCAGACTTATTAGGTATACCATATCCCGCTAATACCTTTGCCTCAGCAGAGTTAGCAGATGTGAATTCTTGCTCGTATGTAAATGAAGCAGGATTGACATCCCTATTAATATTCTTAACTCTAGTCTCTAGCGTGTAAGTACCTGCGCCAAGTGTCATAGGGAAAGTCTCATTACCTGCACCATTAGAGTAATTGATCTCCCTATCTACAAGGACAGTGCTACCAGAGTCTGTAATCTTCATGTAACCATAGTTATCAGACTCTATTCTTAGGGAGTATGTACCCGCAGTAGCGATAGTAAATGTCGCAGTATGCACTTGCCATACACCAATAAGGGGATCTGTTACATTATCTGCTGGCACTGAAGGGTATATACCGTAAGACCTTAGGTGCGATGTCCACCCATTTGCGGGGTTAGTTGGATTACCTACCGCTACCCATGATCCTTTTTCAGTAATTGAATTGGTTATCTCCGCATTGTTACTATCAGTAATGCGCCATGCTACAGCAGCAGGGTTAACATACCATATATTATCTTTAGAAGAGTCCCATGTAAGCTCCATGATACCGCACTTTAACTCATCACCAAAGTAATAAACTGATACTATATCCCAACCATTGATAGTCTCACCTGGTTTAAAGTCACCAGTCCGTGTAGTATACCTAAAGAATATTATAGGACTGTTGGTATCGATAGTCCAGAATGATTCATTTACACCTTCACTATCAGAATCATGTATCGATAACTTAGTTTCAGTGGTATTCCACACATCTGCATTAATCTCATAGAAGTGTGAATGATAAGACCATACAGGCGCACAATGAGGGCACCCTTCAGCGTCAGTAGTGTTAGGACAACACTTCGCATTACTTATGACATACTGTGAGGAGAATATAGGACCATTCCAAGGGTTAGTAGTATCATAAAGATAAAATACAAACTGGGAGTCATACATATCCTCAAATCCAAGGAAGCGTGGTATAGCACCCTTTACAGCACCACTCAGACCGTAACTCCACTCGAATAGTGCTTCGTTATTTTCTATATCTACATTATCAGGCCATCCCCATCCATTAACGTTAGGTGGTCCTTCAGTAAGAGCACCTGTACTAGATCTCTCCTGACGATACATGAATTCAGACCAACCTGCATCATCCTCATCATAATTTGACTGAGCATCATCAGAGTAGTCATACCAGTCACTTTTATCGATACACTGACCAGTAGGACCAATCTTACCAATATCAATAATCTGATCAGTAGGTGAATCTAGTGCACGTGTTGCAAACGCCCACCCTAGAATTCCAACATAGGAGTATTCCTTTCCAAATACCTCTGCTGGTGGAATAGGACTATTGTCTGCTAAATTTACTTCTCTAGCAGGATCTATAGTATAAAAGTGATCAGGGTCTGGATGTAGGTATTCGTATATGGGATACGGTGTTTCACCTGCAGAACAGTGTGCTAAAGCATGTGCCTCTGTAGTGAAGATATATCCTAATGTATCTACTTCTTTATATTTGTTTTTACCACAACCTACACCACTTAACCCAGTAGGGACAGCAGTGCCAGCGCATAATTGTGTATCATCAGGCCAATGAGAGTAGAATGCTTTTAGTGGTACACTATTAGGTACCTGTGCCATCATGACATAGAACACAGGTTTACCACTCCTAGGCTCAGCATTATACCCAGAAGCAGCACGTTGCCAACTTTCATTCTCGCAACCGAAGTCTCTCTTTATTAACTGTGGGTCACGAGTATATTTGTGATCATCCTTTGGTGCTCTATAAAACCTGTATATACCTGCTCTCTCATTACCACTAGAATTTACATTAGTAGGCTCTTCATCACCAATGTAATGTACATTGTCTTTCCCCATAGGCATACTGCCAGGACCACCATCTTCAAACGTGATGCTGTAGTCCATTGAGGTGCCTTGACCTGGATAGTCACTAGAAGTCCTATACTTCCCACTACTAGGTCTTTTAAACGTCTGGTTGAAACCGCCACCCTTTATTGGATTGGGAAAACTTCGACCAGTCTCCTGAATATAGGCTGGCATTATATACCGAGTTTGCTTTCTATCTTATTTAGTCGTTGATCCAAAACTTCTAATTGATCAGATATACGAATCTGTATCATCTGGTCTATAGACTCAGCATCCATTATACTTTCCTTTACCTCTAACGCTTTATCGAATACTTTCGTCTGTTGCTCTATCTTCCGTCCTACACGCCATTCAGAATCGCTTCTAAGACCCTTCTGCTCTTCTATACGTTGAAAGATAGTGCCAAACAACTCTTTAAGATTAGAGTAGTGCTGATTACCAGGTATTCTATACTTAACCATATCAGCACCTGGAGGAGGAATTTTTTGCATTCCTTCCTCTACCTTCTCTATTCTCTTAGCAAGATTAGTGATCGATTCGCTAATTTTTTTGAATGTCCAAGCAAAGAATTCTTCGTCTGACTTAAACTTAGGTGTTTCTTCCATGATGAATTCGATTTTTTCACGCTAATTTTTTATGAGATTGATTATGTTAATAACAACTAATATAGTCAACATCATCTGATTATACCTCATTCGTCTACTTTATGCAATATGATACTTCCATCTGTCTCTTCCTCATATTCTAAGTTTGTCCCTATATCCCATCCACAGTCTTTCATAACATCGTCGGGTATGTGTATGTAATTATCACCGTAGTCGTCTTCTTCTATTCGTAGTGTGAATCTTTTCATTTCATACTTGACCTGTATATCTGTCTTATGTAGCATTTTCCCTCACTACACCTACACAACATATACGATAGTGTCTATCTAACTCCACTACCTCTGAGTCTTGCTTCCATAACTGGTGAAGCATCCACCCATCACCTAGGTAAATTGCTCCATGATTAGGAGACCTTCCGTTTGGATCCCTATACCCACCACCGAGTGACTCTGTGTATATCTTAAACAATAAGAGATCATTCTTCTTAAGCAGTGTCATATCAATTTCTTCACCCCACTCTGGTCGGTCTATCCACAAACCATCTTCTTCTGCTACCGCCTCATCCTTAAAAGACGTATACAGTCCTGAGAAGGACTTCAGAGACCTTCCAAGGCGGGTCTTTACATATTTCTGTATAACGTCATAGCAACCTGGATATCTCCTACCAGGCCATGGGAGACCTATGAGATCCTTATACTCCTCGTTTAATTTCTCTTGGGCGATCTCTTTGGGGGTTTGATTCAACTCTGACACTTGAAAACCTACTGGGGAATTTTTTATATTGGAAAATTTTTATATATCTCTCTCGATGCTATACTTTTGTAGGTTACACAATATCGAAAACTTAATAACTGCTTATATAACATTTAGTAGGACTTACAGTTAGTGTTAGTTAACATCACACTATCATGCCCGCTATATGTTAATTAGTGCCTACACAGTTGTTGTTAACTATCTGATGAGTATTGCGTGGCATCAAGTAATGCTAACTTCTCGCTTTTAAACGGTCCATTCTTTACACATAGTGGGTAATCATACGCCCAAAAGTGTTTCCTACGTGTTTCCCACAGTTTAACATTTACTGGAGGACTTGTGTTAATTGTTGATACTTTGGACATTGTGATTAGGGGGTGTTAAGTGTTAGCGGGGGGAGTGCGGGGTTTGTGATACTTTTCCACAGGACTTGTGGAATCGTTAACATTTTCCCTTCTATACTTTGTCTTGGATTGTTTTCTCTTTTCTTGCAAACTCTTCGCCTTATTTGATGAATAGAGGTCGTTGCGTTTGTAAGTCCTTCCCATGAT